CCTCAGATGCCGTGGATCGACCCACTCAAAGAGCTGAAAGCTTTCCAGACGGCAGTGGAGTGCGGGTTCCGGTCCCGCCAGCAGGTTATCAGGGATATGGGCGGTGACCCGGCCACAGTGGATGCGCAATTAGAAGCCGACCCGCTGGATATTCGCCCGGTGATTGGCGCAGCCGTTCCGGCGAATCCGAAGCCCGCAGCGGTGGATGACGAAGAACCCCAGGAGGAAGCCGCATGAAGCGCGATTTAGCCGGACAACGATTGGAGCGGCTGGCGACGCTGGACATCCGGGAAGCGAATTCTGAGGCGCGAACGGTCCCGGCGTCCCTGTCCAGCGAAACCCCCGTCAAACGCTGGTTTGGGAGCGAGGTGCTGGTGCATACCGCTGAGGCCGTGGATTTAACGCGCGCCGCCGAGGGCTTGCCGCTGCTGTGGGGACATAACCCCGATCAGCCGATTGGCATTGTCGATCAAGTGGCGCTGAAAAACGGCAAGCTGCGTGGCATTTTACGGTTTTCCAATAATCCGAAGGCGTCTGAGATTTTTCAGGATGTCCGAGACGGTTTTCTAAAAAATATCTCCATCGGTTATCAGATTAATCGATGGGAAGAATCCGCTGACAGTGAGGACATTCGAGTGATCGATTGGTCATTGCTGGAGGCGAGTGTTGTCGCGGTGCCGGCTGATGCAACGGTCGGAATTAACAGGTCACTATCCAGGGAGAACCCCATGACCGACGAGAAACAGCCGGATGTGGCCGGCACTGAATCCACTCCAGTCATTGATATCAACATTGGCAAGATGAAGCGTGAGCATGTGATTGCCAAAAAGGCCGGCGCGGCGGAAGCGATTCACGCTGAACGCAAGCGCATTGCTGATCTGCATGAACTGTTTGATTTGGACCTGGTTCCGCGTAACGACTTCTATGCCAGTTTGCGGGCGCGGTCGGTTGACGAAGGCTGGCCGTTGGAAGGCGCGCGGAAAATCCTCATGGAAGTCCTGAGCGGCGAAGTCGAACCCGCTGTCGATTGGGGTCAGGTCACGGACAGCGTTGCGGGTCAGGGCGTCCGTGCCGCGACCCATGAAGGCCGCTTGCCTCCGGTCGTGGTTCCGGCCAAGCCCGGCAACCAAGCTCGGTCTCTGGGTAGTATCCAGATGGGCGAAGACGCCCGCGACAAGTTCATCGCCGGCGCTGAGGAAGGCGTCTTGGTGCGCGCTTGCGTCATGACGGACAAAGAAGTCACCCGCCGCGCCCGTGAAGGCGGCATGTACGGCAAATCGCTGCGCACCTTGGCCGGCGAATACCTGCAACTGTGCGGGGAAAATACCTCCAAGTTGTCGGATGCTGATGTCGCCAGCCGCGCCATTTCCGTTCGCGCCTCCGGTCAAACCACTTCGGATTTCACCAACCTCCTGAGCAACGTCGCTAACAAATCCCTGCTGATGGGTTTTGAGGAAGCACCGGAAACCTGGCAGTTGGTGACCCGTCGCGGCCAGTTGCCGGACTTCAAAACCGCCGATCGCATCAACATGTCCGGGTTTACTGGACTGTCGGAAGTGGCGGAAGACGGCGAGATCACCTACGGTAAATTCGCGGATCGGAAAGAGACCATCAAGCTCGTCCAGTATGCGAAAAAGTACCGGATGAGCCGGCAACTGATCATCAATGATGATCTGGGCGGGCTGACTCAAGTGCCGCGCATGATGGGCCGCGCTGCGAATCGTAAGATCGGCGATGTGTTTTATGCGGTACTGAATGGCACTGGCCCGACGCTGACTCAGGACAGTATCGCGCTGTGGGATACCTCCACGCATAAGAACTACGTCGCTGCGGCGACTGCGCCGAACGTGACCACGATTGGAACCGCTACAGCGGCCATGGCGAAACAGACCGATCCCAACAGCGGCGCGGTGCTGAATATCCGGCCTCGCTACCTGGTAGTTCCGGTGGCTCTGGAATCGACGGCTCGCGTGCTGATGGCGTCGCAATATGACCCCGCCGGAACCGCTGGCACTCTGACTCCGAACCCCTACAACGGGCGTTTTGAAGTCGTGACCGATGCGCGTCTGGACGGGCAAACCTACGGCACGCTGGCCTGGTATTTGTTCGCTGATCCGAACGTGTTTGATACGTTTGAAGTTGCGTTCCTGAACGGCGTGGCGGAACCCTACTTGCGGGAAAACCGCGCTTGGGATGAGCAGGGCATTGAATACCTGGTCGGGATTGACTTTGGCGTGAGCGCTCTGGATTTCCGGGCCGTTCATAAGTATCGCGGCAACTAACAGTAGGCGCGCCCTCACCCGGCGCGTTCTTCGCAGTACATTCAGGAGCACTATCATGAGTCAATCTCTCCAAGAAGGTCGGGTCTTTCAGTACACCGCGACCGGGGCCGTTGCCAACGGCGAATTGAAAGTCATCAACCGACTGCCCGGCGTGGCGTTGACCGCTGCCACCGGCGCCGGGCAAAAAATCAGCCTGGCGGTCGAGGGCGTCTTTTCCCTGGCCGCCGTTGCCACTGGCGTCAAGACCCAGGGATTGCGGGCGATGTATCGCAGCACCGGCTCTCAGTTGAAAATCACCACGGTTTCCGGCGTGGCCGGAACCGGGAAATACAGCGTCGGGGTGATTTGGGAAACCGCGACCGCTGCGGCCACTACCGTCAAGGTCAAGCTGCACGGCGGGCCGATTGGCGTCCTGGCCTAATCAGTAGCCACTGCCATGCCCGAGTCGCTGTTTGACGTGATCATGAGGGAGTCTGGAATACCGGCGTTTCAAGCGGTCTTCGGAATCCCCGCGACTCACACGAACAGCGACGGGGATGAAGTGCCGGTCACTGTGCTGTTCGGCCAGCAGATCGTCCCCGTGGGCGAATTCGGCGAACGAGCGGAACTGCAAATGACGCTGGAGATTCCGGTCGCCAGCGGGGCGCAGGTCGGACAGACGTTCGCGGTCGCGGGGACGGTCACGGATGACGATCCCTATCCCGATGATGTGGTCTGGACGGCCACGCAACTGCTGAATGATGACGGTTATTTCCGCACGTTCGCGGTACGGAGCAGCGCATGAGCAATGCAACCCTGGCGCTGGCGGATTTGGCAACGAGCCTGACAGCGGTTGCTCCGGTTCTCACGGGCCGGGCGGCGCTGGAAACCACCAGCGCCGATTTGCCGATCATCACGCTCTGGAGTACCGATGATCGGCCCATGGAAGACCCCGATTATGGGTATCCCGTGGAATTTACCCGATCCGCCACGATTGAATGCAAGATCGCGGCAACCGCGACGTATCACGCAGTATTGGATACCACGCTGACCGCGATTCGCCAGGTATTGCGGACTGAAATCCTGAGCGGCGCGCCCTTGGGCGGGTACGCCACGGCGCTCCGGCAAAACGGCGCGCGCTTTTTTGCCCCAGCAGAAGGCAGTGAAATCGCCGTGTTGCAAGTGGCGATTGAACTGGATTGGCTGGAATCATGATGATCCACACGCTCAACCTCTACTGTTGTAACAACCATGAGGAAATACTAATGAAGCTGTCTGAACTGACCACGGCCATTGCGGGTGTTTCCGCGCAACTCACTAAAGCGCAGGATGAAATCCTCGCCAAGATCGCCGCGCTGGAATTGGCGCTGACTGATGTGGATTTGCCGATAGAAGCCGCTGATGCGATTGAAGCGCTGCGCAGCCAGACGCAATCGCTCGATGACATCGTGCCCGACGCCATTCCCGAGTAACGCCCCTTGATTTCTTTGAGCGTTTGCATCCCCACCACTGGCTTTTGCCGCGCTGAGCATACTTTGAGCCTCGTTAATTTCGGGCTGTATTTTATGCGGGAGCGGATATTTGCGGGCGAAGATCAGAGCGTGGTGTTTCGCCATTATCAATCCTCATGTATCAGCAATGGCCGGGAATACCTGGTGACGCAATCGCTCAAGGAAGGGGCAACGCACGTCCTGTTTATTGACGAAGATATTCAATTCGACATGGACGCCGTGCATATTCTGGCCTCGCGTCGGCAACCGCTGGTTTGCGCGAACTACAAAATCCGCTTTGAAGGCGCGCCGTTCGCGGCGATCACGCCCGATTTTGAGGGCCGGATTGACACCACGGCGCAATCGCCCGACCTGGAGCCGTGCGGCGCGTGTGGGTTTGGCCTGGCGCTGATTGCGCGGGAGGTCTTTGAAGCCATCCCGCAGCCGTGGTTTCCGATCCACTGGTCAGATGAATCAAAGACGTACAGCACGGAAGATGTACCATTTTTCCTTGCTGCGCAAAAGGCCGGCATTGTTCCACTGATTGACCATGTAGCCAGCCGCAAGGTCGCGCACATGGGCAGTTATCGCTACCGCTGGGATGGTCCCGGCTCAATTTAAGGAGAAAACCCTATGGCGACTCTTTCCAATGCCGGTGTCTTTTACGAATCCGGCCAGTCTCAACAATCTTTCGCTGCGATGGCCGACGCGGGCGCACATACCGTTTATACGCTGACAGCAAAACCCTGGTCGCAGGCCGCCGGCTATGAATACACGGTCGTTCCTTACGGCCTGGCGACGGGCGGCACGGTGACGCCAGCGGTGTCCACCACCAATAACCTCGTGGACGTGGCTGCGCTGACCGCCTACATGGCGGCGGCGACCGGCGCCAGCGCCACCACCGGGCTGCTGACCGTCGCTGCAACGACGGACATCAGTTGCACGCGCGGCTCCGCAACCAATACCCACATCGTCAACGCGATCACTATTTCCAGCGCCGGCGCGATTGCGGTTGTGGCGGGGACTGCCACGACTGCTTTTTCCACCACGCGCGGCGCGGCGGGCGGGCCACCGGCCATCCCGCTAGGCAGTGCGGAAATCGCCCATGTCAGTTTCACGTCTACGGCGGCGGCGGCGGTTGCGTCCAGTGAGATTTCACAGATCGTCGGAACCAGCCAGGAACGCTATGACTATCCGGTCTGGGCCGAAAATCCCATCGAAGGCAAAATCACTTTTGCAGCGGCCCTCCCGGTGATTCACGGCACGGCGGCGGGGACGGCCACGGCGACCAAGCCGGTCTATGCCCGCGTGGCAACGCCGGTCTTTGCGGAAATCAGTCGAGCGCGCGATTGGGTACCGGCAGAAACCAGCAACAGCGTCAACTCCGAACAGTATTATGACGGGACGGTGGGCAGTTTCAGCTCTAGCCTGGGACAAGCCAGTTTTACCGTGTCCCTGAATGACGGCGTGACCGATGCGCTGCTCGCCAAGAAAGGCCAGAACCTGCTGTTCAAATTTTCGCCGGACAAAAACAAGGCGCCGTACCAAATCACCCAGGGCGTGCTGGGCGTCTCCCGCACGTTCGGTGTCGGCGCAAATCCATCGGCGACCGTGACGGTTTCCGCCAGCCAGGCGTCGGTTGACTTTGCGTCATGACCTTCGATCTTGAGCGGTTCCGAGGGGCGTCTTTAGCCCCTCGGCAAGCGTCCGTCCCGGTTCCTGATCTCGCCGCGTTCTTTGCGGACGGGGCAGAACCGGTCTGGACCGTGCGGGGGTTGACCGGCGAGGAAATCGCCCGCTGCAATGAAAGCAACGCCCGCCATGCCACGATTGCCGCAGCCGTGCAGGCGCTGGCGAACAGCGCAGCGGCGAAAGCGGATACGGTGGATGCCCTGCAATCGCTGTTGGGGTACGGGACCGACGTGCCGGAAGACCTTGCCAAGCGCTTTGACCACCTGACGTTTGGCAGTGTGGAGCCCGTGATTGACCGGGCGCTGGCCGTCAAGCTCTTTGCCGCCTACCCGATTGTAGCGTACACCCTAACCAACAAAATCCTGGAACTGACCGGACTCGGGCCGGACGTGGGAAAATAGCCGCGCTCTACAGTGACCCGACCGTTCTGACGGCGCTCACCCTGTGCGATTTGAAGGGCCGGTTTCTCTTTGAGTGCCGGCCTGATTTGTTTCCACAGCGCCAGTTGACGGCTGTGGAGTGCGGACTTTGGGGCCAGTATTACCATGACAAGCAACAACGGACTACTTCCTGATGGCTACCGTCCAATCGGTCATTGAAATCGTCTTTAACGGCATTGACAATGCCAGCGATACGGCAGAGGGGTTGGTCAAAAGTTTTGACGATCTCAACTCCGCAGCCGCCGACGTGGCCGAACCGTTTGCGGATTTAGCGGATCAACTCGCGGTCGTTCAGGGGGTGATGTTGGCGGTTGCCGGCGTGATCGGGACGCTGGCGTACAAAGAAGCCGTCGCGTTTGAATCCAGTCTGGTCGGTCTGCAAAAGCAGATGGATGCAAATGAAGGGTCGGCCAAGGAATTCAGCGCAACCCTGGAAACCTTGGCGGTCAAGTACGGCACCAACGCTAATGAGCTAGTAGAGAGTACGGCGGATTTTAAAGCCGCCAGTTTTGATTTGGGGACTAGTGTTCAACTGGTCGAACAATCCCTGAAGTTGATGATTGCCGGCGACGTCAATGCCGCGCAAGCCACGGACATTCTGAAAAACTCCCTGGCTGGATTTGGGATTGAAAATGACAAAGCGGCGGAATCGGCCAATCGTATCGCAGATGTTCTGAACAAAGTCGCGGATATTTCCGAAGGCGGGTTTCAGGATTTAGCAGAGGGGTTCGCTCAACTCGCGCCGATTGCCAAACTTACCGGGCAAAGTTTTGAGGAAGTCGCCGCATCCCTGTCCGTGGTCATTGATGCAGGCAATTCCGGGGCCGAAGCGGCCAATGGTTTGAAATCCGCCTACTTGTCATTAGTGAAGCCCGCCGCTGATGCGCAGGAGGTCATGAAGGGATTGGGCGTGACGTTTGACGCCGCCGGCAAGCCCATCGGCTCAGTCAAGGACATCATCACAACGATGATTCCGAGTTGGATGAAGCTCACGGATGAACAGAAACTTTTTACGGCGGCGACCGTGGCCGGAAAAGAACAGGCCGGAAAGTTTGTGGCGCTCATGGATGAATGGCAAACCGTCATGGATCGGGTCAAGGTGGCCAATGAATCCGCAGGCGGTTCGATTGATACCGAAGTGACGATTCGTCTGAAATCCGCAGTGGCGCAAATCAATAGCACCAACGAAGCGTGGCGGCAATTCTTGCGGGCGTTGGGCGATCAGACGCAGGTCAACATTACGGGCGTGGTAAGCAGTATTGGAGAACTGGGGATCGCTTTTAAAAACATCATTGATAGCGGGGGGCTTGACCCGCTGTTTGATTTGTTGCGCCCGCAGCTTGCGAACCTCGAAGAGATGGTTCGCACGGTCGCTAAAAACCTGCCAGAGGCTTTTGAAGGGATTGATTTTGGCGGGCTGGTCAAGGCATTTGAAAATCTGGGCATTGAAAGCAAAAAAGCTTTGGAGGCGCTGTTTGGGCCGATTAAACTTGATACGGTTGAAGGCTTGCGAGAGGCGATTCAGAACGTTTTAGAGGTCCTGTCTGGTATTGTGAACGTGACCGCCGGCGAACTGGGCGGGTTGGCTCCGTTCTTGTCGGGGATGCGCGAAATGGCTCTGGCGTTTAAAAACGCGACGCCCGAGGCGCAGGGCTATCTAGGAATGCTGTTAGGATTTTCCAAAGGCTTTTCCGGGTTTTCAGGAGCCCTTGATGTTGTCAATACCGGGCTGTTGTCACTGATTGCCTTCGGCGGCAAACTGGGAGCAATAACCGCTGAATTTGGCGCATTTGCCGCTGCCATGGCAGGGCCGCAAGGAGTGGCGGTCGCCCTGGGCGCGGCGACCGCCGCCTTGGTGTCTTGGCTAATCCCCGCTGAAGAGTTGGCGGATTATGCATGGCCGGATTGGCTGGCCGGATACGAAGGCGCAACGCCCGGAACCGCCGCCGCTGATATTGCGGAGGGATTCTCGGCGATGACCCAGCGTATTAAAGAATGGGCGGGGGTCATTGATGCAGCCGATCCGAAAGCGCAATCACTGAACAAGACGTTAGAAACACCCGTTCCTGTAACGCAATTTGATGGCGCTATTTCCGCCATTGCCCGCTATGAATCAGCCATTCAGGACAATAAAAACGCCTACAATGAGTTTCTCAATGAACTGGCGACGCCGGTTCCGGTGAAGTCTTGGGATGGAATGATCTCCCGGCTGGATCAACTGGCCGGAAAAACTGATTTATCTAAACAAGCCTTTGATGCACTCGACAAGAAAATCAGCACTCTGGAATGGGGGGATGGATCAGGGCTATCGGTTGCCGAACCGATGGATAAAAATGTCAAGGCGACCCAGGTCTGGAATGAAGAACTGGGGAAGCTGGTCACTGTTTACGAATCCACGAACAATGCGACGGTCAAAGCAACCGGCGCGTTTGCCGCCGTAGCGGATGAAACCGAGAACGCGAAGAACCAACTGGACGCACTCACCAAAGGCGGGAAACTGACCGTTGATCAGTTGACAGAAATTACGAAAGCCGCCAACGATTTTGAAGTGAAAATGGAGGAAATCGCCTCCAATGAACGCATTAAAACCATCGAGGCGTTCGTCAGCCTGAATACGGCGAAACTCGAAACGGACATGGAACGGGTGAAATCAGCGTTCGCCAGCATCGACAGCACCGTGACTAACACCGGTGATCTGCTCGGCAGCCTGTTCGGGAATTTAACCGGCACGGATAACCGATTTAAAGAGTTAGAAATTCAGGAACAGATCGATTTGGAGAACAAACGCCGCCAGGAGGCGCTCGATTTGCAGAAACAACTCACCGAGGCGGAAATCGCCCGGATTGAAGCGCAAACGAACGCGCTCAATCGCGGGGATGCGCTGATCAAAATTGAAGGCGAGGGACTCAAGCCGGAACTGGAGGCGTTTATGTGGAAAATCTTAGAGTCGATTCGGGTCCGGGCGAATGCCGAATTTGCTGATTACCTGCTGGGGATAGGCGCATGATCAGTTTATCCGCAACGAGTTATGATCCGAACGGGACGCTGGTTTTTCCGGTACGATTCGATAACGATTACCAGGGCGCTCGCCGGGGCAGCGTGACCGCGACGCTGGACGGCGGCGTCAGTGTCTATGATACCGGCTACTCCGTGGGCGATCAAACGTTGACGACCACCCTGCGGAGTCCGTCCAAAACCACGCTGACGATTCTGCAATACCTGGTGGCCTATTACGGCCAAATCATTGTTGCGTGTGAAACGGGCGTGTATTCCGCCGTCCTCACGTTCGCCCTCAACAAAAACCTGCTCTCGCTACGTGTGCGGCTGATTAGCCGCCTGGATACCTGACATGGCCGCAACGATTACCGAGTATGACCATTTGTGGAAACTGCTGCTCACGGGCGCAGTAGACCTCGATACCGACACTCTCAAAGTGGCGCTAGTGACCTCCAGCTACACCCCTAGCACGGCGCATGATGAATGGGCGGATGTGTCCGCGAACGAAGTCGCTACCGGCAACGGTTACACCACGGGTGGCGCGACGCTGGCCAGTCCGGTTGCCACGAATAGCAACATCGATTATGCCGATGTGACGTGGACATCGCTCACCAAAACATTTCGCTATGCGGTCTGCTATAAATCCGGGAGCGGCGGGGGTCTCACGAATCCATTGTTGTTTTACATCCTGCTGGATTCAACGCCCGCTGATATTGTCAGCACCGGGAGTAATTATACGATCCAATGGAACAGTATCAATAAGCTGTTTTATCGGCCCTAAGTCATGCCCGTTATCGTCGTCGGCTCCTACAACGGCGTCTCTGTTTCCGGCGCGATCAATACCGATGCCGGACTGCATAAATATGACAGTGCCGGCAATATCTACCCTCACGGCCATCAGACGCAGATCAACGGTAATTTATACGAGGTTTACGGAGTTGCTCTGGACGCGTCCGGTGGGCAATACGCGGCGGGCCGAGCGTGGGCTTATAGCGACGCAACCGTTCATGCGTTTTATGGCGCGCCGGTTTATACCGCCTGCGGCACCACCCCGGACGGCGACATTCGATGGACCGCCAATCATCAGGCGTGTGTATGGGGTTTGGCGATAGATCAGACGAATAGCCGTCTCTATACCGTGGGGCAGGCGGTCAATGCCGCCGGGACTCTCTACCCTGATTCCATTTGGGACGGGGGCGGACTCACCGGAGACCGGACCGGATATGTCACCACTCGCGCTTACGATTTAGACGGAGATTTACTCTGGTCAGCGGATCACGGGTTTTGTTACACAACGACGCACATGCGGATCGCCTACCGCAATGGCTATGTGTATACGACCGGCGAAGGGCGAACGACCGGAGACGGCGGCGGGGATGGGGGCAACCTCACCAAATACGACGCCTCGACCGGCGCGGTCGTGTGGTCATCTGCACTCGCGCCGGGTGTGGCGGGATATTATCAAATCATCTCGGTGAGCGTAGATGCCAGCGACGCCGTGTATTTGGTGGGCCTGTTTACCTTCATCGTGTCGGGAGTCCCGACACACTACAGCATTTTAAAATACGATAGCGATGGGGTTTTGGCGGCCAGCGTACCTGCACGAACGAACCTGGCTGGCAACCCGATTGCTGGCCGTGGCCTGGTTTTTACTAGCACGGGCGACGTGATTCTCGCCAGTTCGCCGGTCCTGTATGACGCGACGTATGGATACTACAAGACCCTGCATCGTTACGATGCCAGCCTGAGTTTTATTACCAGTAATGCGGGTCATTTGAGTTGGCCGGCTCTCAGCCATACCCTGACGATTGATGCAGAGGATCGTCTGTATTTTTTGACAGACCGATCACCCACGGGCAGCGGGTCGTGTTTGCGCCGGGTGGGGCTAGATGTTTTTACCACGAATACATTGAGCGACTGGGATTGGTCGGCGAATTTACTGGACAATTCCAGCGAATTTGTCGATGGATATTGTGTGGCGGTGAGCGCAGTGGAGACCCCGCCCTTGCGTTTATTGGTGTCTTTGGCGACACCCACCTGGCAAGGCGATTATTACTCAGCCATTCCGGCGCTGGCGATGCCGATGGTGTTAGGCCTGCCCTATGGAATCCGCGAGTATGTGGGACTGCCGCAACCGGCTCTGTATCGGCTGTATGTGACCGGAACCCCCGCGCTGGAATTGCCGCTGTCATCGTTCAGCTTGCGGATGACCGCTACCGGAATCGCGCTCTCCTGTGTCAGTCCCGGCGCCACATTGGCGACTGTTGATGCCATTGAAGCACGGGATGCCGGGGAACTGGTGCTTTATCGAGGGATTCGATGGTCCTCTGGCATTGAACAACTGGACGAACTGGCGCGGGCGGTCCTGGACGGCATCCGCTACGATATAGGCAGTCAATCAGGCAGTATCACGTTAGCGGGTTCGTCTGCGGTCACGATTTCGCATACCAAAACGCGGGTCTTGCGCGGCATCAGTTATCGATCTGAAATAGCCGGCGTTCGCCGGGTGCGATGCGACGTGGATACTTATGTACGTCCTGGAGATACCGTTGATTTGGGAGGCGGGGAAACCCTCGTGGTCTCCAGCATCACGATCTCCGTATCCTCCACGAGCGCTGTCATGGAGATTGCGGAATGAGCGGCGTTTATATTGGCGGCGACCGGGTAGGGAGCAGCCCCTATTATTCGCTGCGTCATTACAATCTATCTGGGACACAACAGCAGACCGGCGATTTAGGGTCTACGGTCCGCTGTCTGGCTACCGATGTTTCTGGTAATGTCTACGTGGGCGGCTCAACCAGTGCCGTCAAAAAATACAACACCTCGCTGACACAAGACTGGTCCAGATCGACCGGGAACTCCGCCAATTACGCGATAGCCGTGGATACGGACGGCAATTATTACGTGGCGGGAAACGGCGGCGTCAGGAAATACAACAGCGCCGGTACGCAACAGTGGGCGCAAGACCCTGGTGGGATTTTGCAAGCGCTGGCCGTCGATGCCAGCGGCAACGTCTATGTCGGCGGGGTGAGTCAAACGCTCACCGCCTATGATAGCTCCGGGACCTTCCGATGGAGCGCCAGCCACGGCAATTTCATTAATGGATTGGCCTGCGATGCATCGGGCAATGTCTACCTGGTGGGGAATCGCGCCCCTACCACACTGTACTCACTCAGGAAATACAATAGCGCCGGATCGTTGCAATGGAGCGCAGCGAATCACGGGTCTACGCTGTATGCCGTGACCATCGGCGATGACGGGGCGATTTATGTCGGTGGCAACCGCTCCTCCAGCATCACCACGCGAAAATATACAGCGGGCGGCACGCTCACCTGGTCGCGGGATTACAGCTATAGCGCCCAGCCGGTGTATAGCCTGACCGTCGATGCTGATCACAATGTGTATGTGGTTTCGGAATACCGAACGTTGGCGTATAACAGCGCCGGCACGTCATTGTGGAGCAACAATCACGGCGGGACGCTGTATGCCGCCGCCGTCTGGCGCGATCCGCCGGCGCCGATAGTGACGGACATCCCCGCGCTGGGGTTGGGACTGTCTCTGGCAATTCCTACTTTAGAAGTATCGCATACGGTCCCCGGCTGGGCGCTGGCCCTGGCCCTGGCAACGCCCTCGGTTTCATCGCCGCCATTACCCCCCGATACACCTGGCGATCCGCAGATGATCTATCGCGGGTACGTGTCCGGCGGTGATCCGCTAGAAATCCCGCTCATCTCCATCCAATGCCGGAGGCGGCGCGGTGATTCCACCTGGGTGAGTGTGCAGACCGGGTTTACTGCGCTACGATGGGCTGCGCTCAAAGCGCGGCAAGCGGCCAGCGCTGAATTGGTGATTGATGCGGGATACCGGGCTATGGATGGCAGCGAATCCGTGGGTCTGTTTTTACGGGCCACGCTCACGGCGGTCGATCAGGAGCGGACCGGGATGGCCGCCATGATCACACTGACAGGCCGGGTGATTCCGGTCGCGTATACCCATGCCAGCCGCCCATTGTATGGAGTGACACGGCGCGGCAAGGAGGCCGGGAAGCGCACGGCGCAATGCGCGGTCGTTGACCCGTTGCTGCGGCCAGGGGATACCGTGGATGACGGGGCGGCGGAGTGGGAAGCGGGCGCTATCCTGTACCGGATTGACCCCGCCACCACGTCGATGACGGTCACGGAGGATTGATGGGCCAGGTGACGATTCTTGAAAATCGCGGTGAAGGGCTGTACCGCGCCCGGCTGGCCTATGACCTGACGGCTCTCAATGGCGAATTACTGCGCATGGAATCGCAGCAACAGGAGCATTTTGCGTTGATGTTGCGGGCGCTCAATACCCTGGAATTGGCTCGCCAGGCGACGGGCGAGGCGCGGGAGGCCATGAATGCGGTCATTGCCCAGTGGCAACAAGCGCTGGTTGACGCCATCAATGAAAACCCGCCAATCCTGGAGCCGCCGGAACCGAATGACCCGCTGACCGGCGAACCGTGGGAAGACCCGGACCGGGCGCAAGATGCGCCGCTGTTCGCCGCAATCAATGCCGCGCGGGTCGCGGCGGGGGTCGCTGAGGTCGCCAGGGATGGGGATTTGGATACGGCCATCGTCAAATACCTGAAGACCGTCGCGCAGTCTGGGCGCGTCACCCATAGCGTAGGCGGCAACGTTCAAGATCGTCTCTGGACGTACGGCTACGGCTATGATCCTGATGTGGGCGTCGGGGAATTGTTAGCGCCCGGCGCGTTGACGCCGGCGGGCGCGGTAGAGACATGGAAACGGTTGTCAGTGAACCGGGCGCACCTGCACAACGCTGATTATACCGAGGTGGGCGTCGCCTATTTGTACGCGCCGGAATCGCCGTCTAGTCATTGGTGGGGTGCCGTGTTTGCGGCACCAGGCGACGGGCCGACCACGGAGACGCCACTCACAGACCCCGCTCAAGAGGAGGCGGAAACCACCGACGCGACGTTGCAGAAGATCGAAGTCCCCACCATCGACACGTTTCAGCCGGAAAAGTTAAGCGCGGCGTGCGGTGCATTCGCCAGGGCGCGGGCCGCCGATAAAGCCGCAGAAGCGGCGGTCCAGCGCCTGAAAACGGAGTACATTGAGCGGGGGAATCGCATCGAAAAATTGACTACCCTCAAGACGGCCAGCGAGGCGTCTATGGACGTATGGGCGTGCCAGTATTTCGATGATATCCCGGTGGGCGACACGGTGAAATCCGCAGAAATTCCCGGCGATTATCGCCCGGAATCCACATCAGCACTGACTGTCATGGGCCAGCGAGACGATCCTAGCGGTACGATACCTGATACGTATCTCAGTACGGTAGAACGTGCCATCAATATTGTCCCTGTCGGTACAACGGGCAAACTGCGCCATGGCGAGACAATGAGCGATGCAGCGGTCTTCGTAAATTTAGCGCTGGAACCGGGTCATTTGAAATGGAAACCGATCTGGCGATACGGCACACTCACATCCGTCGCCGGCAATTTCTGCTCACTCACCCTGGATGAAATCAATGCCCGGGGCGGCGATGGCTTGTCAGAATTGCCGATTGATGTTCAGCGGGAACTGATCAACGTCCCCATCAGCTACCCGCCGTGCAACGGAGAAGTTTTTGAAATCGGGGATGCGGTACTCGTGCTGTTTGAGGGTTTCAACCGAGACGCGCCTAAAGTGATCGGCTTTCGCCGGGAGCCGCGTCCGTGTCCCGATGGCCGTATCAGTTGGGAGCAAGTTCAGTAGAGGCCGCCAGGGCGGCAATAATCGCCGCGCGCTTTGATCCGTGGATGTCGGCCAGCGCCTGCAACTGGACGGCGCTGGCGGGCGGGAGCAGGACACTCAGGCGGTACGCGCCTTGCGCCTGCTGCTCTTTGACCCAGCGGGCCGCGTTGCGGGCGCGGCTCGCTTTGCTGCTGGGCGTTTGGCTGTTAGGCATTACGGCGACGGCGCGGGACTTGCGCCGGACGTGGAAAAGTTTGTGCGGGGAATGCGGCGTCTCGAAAGAGTTGCGTGATCGGATTCAAAACCATGCGCAATCCGATGTCAGCGCAAAACATTATGATAAATATTCATATTTGCCGGAAAAAAAGGCGGCGCTAGAGCAGTGGGAACGCTATCTCAGGATGAAGCTGGCGGGTGATAATATCGTGCCGCTCAAAAGACAGGCATGAAAAAGGCGGGGATTTCGCCCCGCCTACCTTGCCACAACTCGCCTGACCAGACCGCGCCTGGCCCCGCCTGACCATGCCCTGACTTACCCGGCCATAAACTTTTGTTTCTCTAACACCCTCCTAATTAGGATGCTAGAGAAAATCCCTTACCCTGACCTGCCTCGCCTCGCCGAGCCGAGCCGAGCCTTGCCATGCCGCGCCTGGCCTGGCACTGCCCAGTCGTGTCTCAATCAAACCCTCAAAGCGGCTTGACTTCAAACCGCCCGAACTTAGGCCGCCAGTCGCCTAACCCGACGATCTGGCCGCCGATTTCGACAAACCCTTCCACGTCGCTTTTATTGAGTAGCGACGGGAGGTAATGAATTTCTATTGTTGCCGCCCATTCTTTGAAAATAGGCCGGGTGCGAATCACCTTGTTCCGCTGGACGCGGACGCCGATCTTGTGCAGGAATTGCTTGGACGCCCACATCGCATCAATATCTTGCGGGCCAGGGTATTCCAGCATGGCGTTATGCGGAACGATCAACCCGGCTTTCGTCTGGACGCCTTTTTTCTTTTTCTTCGCCGCCTCAAGCAACATCGCTTCCAACATTTCCCCTGGGAGGCAGGGCAATCCATCCTGGGTGTACAGTCCGCCGAACCACTCCAGCCTGGACAATTCGGCGAAGTCCGCCTCGGTCTTGTCCCGCTTCCCGCTGACTTGCTTCATCAGCTTGGTGATCTCGTTGATCGGGTCGGCTAGCAGCCCATTGTGCATCAAGAGGGGCGTTGCGCCGACAATCCGACACTGGTATGTTGCGTATTGATTCTTCATGGTGAACCTCGTCAAGCTGAACCATAGGAGTTATCCGAGCGACCGTGGAGGGTGCAACCTCCCGGCGTTCGTATCGTAAGCCGCGAATTCTTGAAGTAATCGCTTCATGACACCCGCGACAAAGCAACGTCAAATCATCCTCCGTGATACCCTGTCCATAGCGGATATGATGCACCTCTAGCCGTTCTTGGCTACCGCAGCATCGGCAAAACTTATCCCGTGCATGAATCCGTGGTTTTGCGTCTTGAAACCACTTGCCGTAAGCGTCTTTCCGGTCATCCGTCATTGTTTTTCCTTGTGGGGAAACCTTGCCTTGCCCGGACTGACCATGCCATACCGCACCTCGCCAGGCCCGACCGACCCCGCCTCGCCTCGCCGGGACGTGCCATATCCTAACCTTTGTTTCCTAAGCACCCGATTGGATGCTTAGGAAACACCCTTGCCAGACCAGGCCCGACCTCGCCTCGCCATACCCAACTCAACCTGGCCCAAACCCGCATCGCCAGACCGCGCCAGACCCAGCCTTGCCTTAAAACAAACAATCTAAGGTTTATCTTTATAGTGTACACGAAAAACAAAGTCAAGCATTTTTCAGGCGACTTCGTTAAAATCATGCGGCAAGACTAGGCGGGGTTTGGCTCCGCTTGGCTAGGCTTAGGCAGGGCATGGACGGGCCGGCAGCAATGCCGGCCTTTTTTATTGCGCCGCGCTTGAACAGTGGGAGTGTTGTTTGCGGGCGCGGCTGGCGGAAGGCGGGAACGTGGTGGCGTTGCAAAGGTCGCGAATCCGCCACCTTTGGCGGTTAGTCCAGTGGCGCGTTCATTGTTTCTCCGGTATCTACTTCGCAAAATGGATGTTCCTGAATCACATCGCAAAGATTCTTGCCATGCTCAAGCGACTCAATGCCATTGCTCAGTTGCTCCAAAGCGAGCATAAAGATCGGGTTTCTTGCTGCGCCCATTTTTCCGAGTGTTGTAAAGTTGAGATGTGCATTTTGCAAAGCTTCAAGGACGGTCGTACTCATTTTTCCTCCCGCTCTTTCTGAATCCTAGCCATCAAATCTTTCCGCAGCCGGCGAATGACATCGGCGGCTTCGCGTAGCAGTTTTTCCCGCTCTTCGCTGCGGGTGTCGTCGGCTTCCCGCAATAGGCGGACTTCAATATCTTCGTACATCAGTTTCTCCAGCCACTTCATTAACTCCCGTTCATCAATTCGGGGCATTCGGTTTCCCGCTGACAGATAGCGAGGCCGGGGAAATCGCACCTCGGCCAGCGGGCGTAACTTAGGTGGAATCATCCGATCAGGCGTGGTGTCGGCATAATCACGGGCGCTGATCAGGTTGTGAACGTGACCCCGGCTGCATTGCAGGCGTTCCGCGACTTGGCTAATCGTTAGGAGCATCGTTGCTCTCCAATTTGCGCCATCCGCCGGGCGCGTTGATCGCGATACCGGCGCATCCATGCGTGATCCTCTTCAGTGATTCCGGCGGATTCATCGGCGCGCCGTGGCGGGTTGCGGTTGCGGCGCACCGGGCCGGGCGGCGTGGTATTAATCCGCCAGCGGTGCGGGCGTGAACCCTCCGGCACAATAGCGGATCGGCGCACCAAGTGCCCAACGGCGTTGGCCACGGGTTGCAGGGCGACGCCCAGCAGTTCCGTGAGTTCGGCGGAGGACATCGGGCCGTGGCGGGTCAGGGCTTCGTAGATTTTCCCGGATAAACCGGGATCGCGAACCCGTCGCCACTTTTGGATTCCGTCGTGCGCGAGTCCGAGGGTTATGATTTTTTGCTTAATGGCGTTATACGTCCGTCCCGGCAAGCGCCGGAGCAGTTCAGGTTTTCTAAACTGTCCTGGCGGCAGCACGGCGTAATACACCTCGCGCAGGGTGGCGATCTCGTCATCCGTCCAGTAGCTTTTCATCAAATCTTTGATTTTTTGGGGCATGGGATTTCCAAATAAAGCGGGCGGGGATTCCGCCCGCTGGTGTGGGGTTTAAGCGGCGAGGTCAAACACGTCCGCGCCTAGATCACCGGCGTCGCATTCGGCGGTGATAATCACCACTCCGGCCTGTTGCGCATGGGTCGCAATGAGCGTGCGGTTGGTCGGGTCCAGCCCCTCCCAGGCCGACTGGGGAACCACGAGTAGCCCGCGTTCGCCCAGCGCCCGCACGGCAATGTCGAGTGCCAGTTTCCAGCGTTCGCCTTCGGAGAGGTCGGCGTAGTACGTCGGGCCGCGTGCGGTGTCCGTGATCAGTCGCCCGTCCAGACAGCGCAACGGACATCCCAGATCGGCGATGATTTCCGAGAGGATTTCTTCGGTTTGCCGGGCTTTGCGGCGAAGTTGATTCGACTCTTCTTCCAATCGTTGCGCCTCGGCGGCGTGGGCGTCGCCCTGAGCGTGGGCCTGATGCGCGGCGCGGGTCTGGGCGGCGGACTGCATCGCCTGTAGTGCGGTGTCCAGTGCGGTTTGCGCGGCGGCCCGTTGTTCCGGGCTGGGCGCGGGAATCAGCGATTCGGCAATTTGCGCTTCCAGTTGCGCGCGCATGTCGGCAACCTGCATCGCGGATTCCAGCCGGGTTTGCCACTGGTCACGTTCCGCAGTCGCGGACTTAAACGCCTCTACGGCGGCGTTGTAAGCGTCCTTGAGTTGTTGTGCGGCGCGGCGTCTAGCCTCTGCATTGGAGACTGCATGATCGCGGGCAACGGTTAAAACGGCAACATCGACTCTCTCCATCGTTGCCAGCTTCGCCTGGGCCGCAGCGGCGCGGGCTTGGGCGGCGGCGGCTTGTTCGGCCTGGTCGTTGAGCCGATCCGCCTGGCGCTGGGCTGCCGATAGCGCGGCTTGCAAGGCCGATTCATCCGGGACGGGGCCGGGTTCACCGGCGGATTCCAGGAGCGCGCTGGCTTTGGCGGCGGCGTCTTTCGCCAGCTTTTCGTACTCGCGGGCGCCGATGTCGAGGCGCTTCTTGAGTTCCGCCATGGCGGCAACTGGGTCGGCTAGATTCAAGTCGACGGTCAGGTTGTCGGGAAAGCTGTGCAGGTCGCCAGGGAAAATTTCCGCACGGGACAGATTGACCAGTGCTTTGATGCGGCTGGCGTCCGCACGCACGGGGTCGACAATGCCGGGTTCCACCAGATCAGCCACGGACAGCCGGGAATCCAGTGACGTAACCTCCAGTTCGCCGGAGCGGCGGATGGATTTGGCGACGGTCAGCGAGACCCCGCCGGCGTGGACTTCCCCCTTGGCGGTTTTGTCCCGCAGCGGCGGTTTGCCCTTGCCCGTGATCGCGGTTTGAATGGCGTCCAAAGCCGTAGATTTGCCGCAGCCGTTGCGCCCACGCAGAACTACGACGCCGCCCTCCTCGGGGATGGGGAGGGTGACGTTTTCAATCGGGCCGATATTTTTCAGGGTGATCATTCGATGGTCTCCAGTTCGGTTTCTTCATGTTCCATAGCGGACGTATCGCCGTTCGGAACAACCGGCGGGCGGGGTAATGGCGCGATGGTCGGTTCCGGCTGTTGCGCGGCTTTGATTTGTTCGGCGCGGGCCTTGGCTTCCGCCGTCAATTCGGTGTACAACGGATCACCCGGTTTCAGGTGCAGCGCTTGCCGGGCAGCGGGCAGCCACAGGCGGCAAGCCTCAACAGTTTCACAAGCCGCCAGCTTGGCCAGCCATTCATCAACGGTCGGTAGTGGCTTGCCGGATTCCAGCCACTCCCGCAGCTCAACCCCG